CTTGTAACGCTAATACCAGGTTGTTCGAGGTACTTGTCTTCGAGGTAAGCCCTGCGTAGCGGTAGCGTAGCAGTAGAACCCCGACCCCATCTGCAGCCATCTAACAATTGCTCAAACGAAAAGTGGCCTAACACACGGCTGACGATCCTCTGGGCCCTCAGGATGAGGCGCTCTGCAGGGTTCGTTCGTTGTGTGTCTCGCCACAGCTCGTTCAAGCTCTTGTTAGTTTCCTCTCGCTTATTGAACGAGAGGATGGCGGCTTCGCGCTTGTCTACCCCACAATCAAGGAACTTGTTTTTTGACAAGTACTCGATTACGGAATAATCAAGCGCAAAGGACCGCGCGGACTGATAGTCATCAGGTTCGATACTCATTTCAGCGAGCTGTTGAAACTCGCCTTCCTTAAATCGAATCCAGGCACCTAATGACACAGGTGAATCCACTGATTTGCACATCGCGAAATAAATCTCGCGAATACGGGTATACCCGTCGTGCTTATACTTCAGCTCAGCCACGGCGGATCATCCCGCAGCCAAGAAGTTCAAGACAAATCGACTCAATGCTAGGGATAGGCAGTTTATCTGCCTGCTCCTCAACACTGACGATCATCCTGACCATCACGGCTTTGAGATTTTCCGCACCAGGGGGGTCTGACTCCCCGGTGGCTGAGTCGAACCAGAGACGAGTTGTGAGCTTGCTGAGTTCCCGAAGGAACTCAGCTTGGTACGTGTCAACGTACTCACGAAATGCTACGGATAGCATCGCGTGCTCCATCTGCCCTTTCGGGCTAGTTGTCGCCTCTGGCGCAAGGCAGAACAGTGTTAGATATTCCGCGTCTACTTGAGTCGTGGATTTGAGCATGACATACTTGGTGAAAACCTCGGTGGCCATGGCCATTTCCTTGAGTTAGGTGACGGGGAAGAGATCTTGACACTGTGCGGTCCACGAGGCATGGGCAAGCCCATTCTTCGTGAACGCATTCAGGTCCTTGCGGTTCTGGAGCGTGGATCGTTCCGGGAGAACGTACTCCGTATTGGAGACGCACGTGTATGCCACGGTTGGAGCAGGCGGGATGCCTGATCCAGTCGCAGCGCTTGTCGACTCGAGAGTCGGCATGCTGATCGTCTGTTTGACGCGATATACACGATCCTGGGACGACACTTTCCCGCCGATTGCAGGGGTCTTGAGAGACCACTTCAACCAGAAG